ACCTCTTGTTTATACTTATTTTCATATAGTGTCAACATATCAATTGGGCCTTTTAAAAATCCATATGCCTCTGACAAACAGCAATATAGAAGCCCATTTGGAAAGTTAAGACTGATATAATTTGTATCATTGTTTTCTAATAATGCAGGGGCTGCATTGTAATGAACTCTAAATTTATATGTTGTATCAGGAACTGGAGCAAACATCATTCTTCCAGATGTAGTGTCAGATTCACCTGTTCCACCTCCAAACATGGCATAATATTTAGGTTGACCTCTTTTAGCAGATGCAGTTGAAGATACATATTCTTGTAAATAA